AATGGCCTATATTGTGCTTATTTCCCAATTGCATAAACAGATTTAACTATCCATTTGCCTATGCAAATGTCTTAGTAAATCTATTCATGATTATCATATAACAACGACCAACAACTACGCATTGCCATTGGCTCATATACATATTCGCCAACGACCTACCACCACCACCCCACCCCTTCCACCACCCCACCACACCCCAAGAGCATACTATAGCTTACTAGTTATTAGCGATTGTTGATGATGTTTGTTAGTTGTATATGTAGGACCCCAGCCAAAATTTTAGAAATGTTTATATATAACATAGGGCTACATCTAATATATGATATTAGATCCATGGCAGCAACAAGTATTAGATACGGATGGCAACTTGTGCATATGCTCAGGGAGACAGAGTGGCAAATCCACAATTATTTCTCAAGACGCAGGTGAGTACGCCATGAAGAATCCTAAAAAAAATATTATGATTATAGCAAGTGTTGAAAGACAAGCTCTTTTACTATTTGAAAAAGTATTAAATTACATCCATGGAAAAGATAAAAGCCTTATTGCAACTAAGAAAGATAAGCCTACTAAACACAAATTACAACTAAAAAATGGAAGTGTTATTCATTGTCTCCCTACAGGTGATTCCGGCTATGGAATCAGAGGTTATACTATAGATCGTCTTTATGCCGATGAAGCAGCTTTTATTAAAGAGGAAGTTTGGGCTGCAGTAACTCCAATGTTAGCTACAACAGGAGGAGATATAGTTTTACTTAGTACACCAATGGGAACTGATGGATATTTCTATCGTTGCTTCCACGATAAGAAGTTCACAGCTATTCATGTAAATACACTAGAAGTTGCAGAGAAAAGACAAGAGCCACAGAGAACAATGATGGTGGAATTTTTGAAAGATGAGAAACTAAGAATGACTAAGTTACAATATCAACAAGAATATTTAGGGATGTTTGTAGGAGGAATACAGAGATTCTTAACAGAAGAAATAATAGATGCAATGTGTACAGTTAAAGAACATAATCCAAAAGGAGATAAATTTCAAGGGATAGATATAGCTCGACAAGGTGGAGATGAATGCCCCATGGTTAGTTTAGATAGACTAGATAGAAAAAACCTCATACAATTTGATTTAACAATTCCTGAGCCACAAGCTCTCACAGCCATTGCCAGACTAGTTATACATAAAGACAAGACAATACATCACAAAAAAATCTATATGGATGATGGAGGATTAGGTATTGGAGTTTTCGATATTCTTTTCGAAGATGAACAAACCAAAAGAAAAGTAGTTGGATTAAATAATGCTAAAAGAGAAATAGAAAAGAGTTACAAAAATGGAAAGAAAGTAATTAGATCTAAGATATTATTAGGAGTTGACATGAGCCTTAATTTCAAGAGTTTAGCCGAACAAGGAAGAATAAAACTATTTGATGACCCAAGAGTAAAACAGAGTTTAAGGAGTATGCAAATGGAATATAGTGATGGAACAATCAAAATTTACGGTAATTATAGCCATATTTTCGAAGCAATTAAAAGAGCTGCGTTTTGTTCAAAAGACAAAAGTTTAAATATTTGGCAATGCTAGGATATATATGCCTAAAGTAACATTAAAAGTAGAAGATAATAATATTGTTGTAGATTTAGAACCTGCATGGGCTGCATTAATTGTAACTTTACAAGAATTAACAGCTGCAATGAGGGAAAGTAGATAATGGCAGACGACGGAATATTTTGTGATCAACCAGCCATGTTGAGAAAATGTGGAGCAAATATAAGTGCTGTAATAAGTGGAGATGCAACTTTTGTTTATTCTAATGATTTTATAAGCCAAGCTGAAAGTGAGATTAATACAACTACTAGATATAATTGGAGCGACGCCTACGCTGCATTAAATGTAGATGTTAAATCTGTTCTAACTCAAGCAGCCTCGAATTTAGCTGCAATATATGCGATATCCTATGACATGAGTGGATTTACAACAAGAGGGGAAGCTGAGGACATGATTAATATTCTAAGAGATGCTTACTTGAGGGCTGTTGCAATATTAAGACAAGATCAAGTAAAGACTTTTGTACAGGGTGCGTAAATGGCACATGATTTTACTAAATTTCCTGAACTTACTAGGAATCAAATGGAGACTCTTTATTTTGAAAGTCCACATAAACAAATACAAGAAGATTTTACAGCAAAGGTAATTAAGGTAATTGATGGAGATACAATCTCTTTAAGATGGAAAGAAAGAGACTTTGATTTTGATTTAAGATTTGCAAATATTAACGCACCTGAAATGAATGAGGGAAGTGCTGGAAGAGATAGTAAGAAATGGCTAGAAGAACAAATCTTAAATGAAGAAGTAGACATTATTATAGACCCTCTAAACACCGTCGAGAAGTTTGGCAGACTACTAGGTGAAGTTGTATTTGGAGGAAGAAACATGGGAGAAGCAAGTTTAGCAGCTAAACAATCTAGGATTTTTGGAGATGACACAGATGGAAGAATCCCTGGAGTTGAGGAGATCTTTAAATGAGTAGTCTTAATTTTGGAAAGAGTATTTTTCCTCCAAGTAAAGATAATATAGTTAGTTACGACTTCCAGGACATAGCAAGTGGACAGGGAATAAAAGAATTTACATTATTTAGAACAATAGACACCTATGCTTTAAGTTCAGCATTAGTTTATAGTTCTCCAGGCTATAGTATTGCAACAGGAACAACAAGTGCAAGTTATGTAAAAGTTCTAGATGTAGATTTTGATGTTGTATTTAGACTACCTCAAACAGTAGATGGTACAGCAGTTCTTAATATTCCTTTTGGATTTTATAATAATTATTCAAATGCTAGTGATACTTATATCACTGCTAAAATTAGACATTGGGATGGAACAACTGAAACTGATATAGTTAGTAATGATAGTAAAGTTTATACAGTAACAGCAGGAGCTGTCTCAAATGTATTAAGAATGGCAGCAATAGATTTATTATGTCCTAGAACACATTTTAAAAAGGGGGAAACCCTTAGAGTAACAATAGAACAATGGTTAAAATGTGCAGATACTGGAGGAGGAAGTACAGGAATGATAGCACATGATCCTAAAAATAGAAGTGTGATGGATGATAGCGCAAATTTCGGAACAGCCCCAACTGTTGCATTAATACAAGTACCTTTTGACTTAAAACTATAAAATGGCAGAATACAACATAAATTCAAGTGAAGCATCAAACCTAAGTAGTGCTATGACAGATTATAGTGTAGATGGACAAGAAACAGACGCAGTTAATGCAGCAGGAGAAACAGGATGGACAAATACAAAATGGAGTCAACAATTCGGTTATTATAATACTATAGCAGAACTAGGAATAGCAATTGATGCAAAAGCTACCTGGACAATAGGTAAAGGATTTACTGCTGATGCTAGAACAACTGCAGTTCTTAATCATGTTTCAGGAATAGGGATAGATACTTTTAATACAGTTTTAGAAAACTTAGTGAGAGACTATCAAATTGGAGGAGATGGATTTGCCGAGATTATTTTAGATGAAGAGGGAGACTTACTTAATTTAAAACCTTTAGACCCTGGTTCAATTAAAATTATTATAAGCAAACAAGGGATGATAGTAAGGTATGAACAAGTCTCTAAAACTCCAAAACCTAATAAGAAAATTAATAAAAATAAAATGTTTCACTTAGCAAGAAATAGAGTGGCTGACCAAATACATGGTACATCAATGATTGACAGATTAGTAAATATTATTTTAGCAAGAAATGAAGCTATAGCTGATTATAAAATTGTCTTACATAGAAATGTTTATCCTCAGATAGTTTGGAAGTTAGACACAGACGACCCAGTAAAGATAGCTAAATTCAAAGCTACAACTGATGCAGCAGTTTCTGATAGAGAAAATATTTATATTCCTATGGGTGCAGTCGAGAGAGAAGTTGCAGGTGTACCGCCTAATTCTACTTTAGATCCTAAACAATGGATAGCTCAGTTAAATGCTGATTTCTATCAGGCAGCAGGAGTACCTCAAATTATCGTCGGTGGCTCTGCAGAACTAACAGAGGCTACAGCTAAAATAGCTTACTTAGCTTTTGAACAAACAATAGAAGAAGAACAGTTATTCATAGAAGAACAAGTAAGAGACCAACTAGGATATATTATTAATTTAGAATTTCCAGCGACAATAGAAAATGAATTAATCTCTGATAAGAAAAAAGATGGACCAGTTAATATACAACCTAATGAAACTACTGCAGGAAGTGGACAATGAACAAAAAAGAAACTATAAGATTAATAAGAGTAGAGTATGCAACTTACATTAACACTTTATTAATAGCTACACAAGTAGGCGTTCCAGTATTCTTTTTAATAAGGAGGTTTTTCTAATGGGACATTATAATAGTCAAGACAGAAGAAAGGCTATACGTACTACACCAAAACCTAGTGTTTTCGACCCCTCTATACAATCAAGACCAACTACTGAACAAGCTGCTGCTGCCGGAAGTACTAGTAGAACAAGTACTAAACCTAAACTCTCAACAGTAGTTACTTCTAAAACTCAAACTCCTGAAAAAAAATCATTAATTACTCAAGACCAATCACCTGAAAACATTAATCCACCAACATTTGAGGAAAGATTTGATGATGTAGATACGACAACTCCAGAGGGACAATCTAATGAACAATCAGACTTAGCAAAAGAAAGTGCTATTACTTTACCAGTAGAATTATTAGATAGATTTTTACAAAAGTCAGGAGTAGATACTGATAGATTTGGAACAATAGATAAAAAAACCTTACATAGCATGGGAGTAACTTCTTTATTTTCACCTGCATTAAGTACAGGAACTAATAATATTATAACTGGTATGGGAAATCTCCCAACAGAAGTATATAGATCAATAGCAGCAAATCCTAAAAAAGTTTTAGCAGCTGGAGCAGCAACACTTTTTATAGCGAATAAAATATCTAGTAAAGCAGATATAGCCTCATGGGCAGCTGTAGATAATGTAGGACAAGGAAGCGTACTTAGAGCAAATAGTATAGTCTGGGATGTTAAAAACGGAGACACAACTGCAACAGAAGCTATAGCCACTATGAATGAAATACAAGAAACTGTCAATTATGCTACAAGATATGTAGATCTAAATATTAAATATAATCCTAGTAATTGGTTTGGATTAGGAAAACCTATGGCTATAGCTCTTGAAACTGCAAGATTAACTCTAGAAGATCAGAGCAAGAGACTAAATGAATTACAACAACAAGGTTTATAAAAGTTTAACACCTTATATTTCTAATCACTGAAAGGAGGAATTAAAACATGACTAATGAAAACAAAACAGCAGAGGGAGAAGAACAGGAAATTCCAACTACATCTGAAAACGGAGGGGATAAGACAAAAGCGGAAGAACTTACCGTCCTCGAAGAAGCCAAACTAGTTGCTAAGAATCAAAGAATAGAAAATGATAGGCACGAAGCTTTATTAAAAAAAGAGGAAGAACTATTGGCTGAAAGAGCATTAGGAGGAAACACTAGTGCAGGAACAGAGCCGGAGAAAAAACAGTTAACAGAAGAAGAAACAGCCTCTAGAAATAGAATTAAAGCTGTTGGACTAGCTGGAGGCGCTGGATGGGCAAAAGACATGGATAAACAAGATGGTAAAATCTAGATCTAGAGAAGATTATCAGAGGATAATTGATGAAAGTGATAAGCAATTTAAGTTAATGGAAGTAACAAAACACAATATGGATATTGCTAAGGAATTTCAAGAATTAACTTTAAAACACGCAAAAGAGGAAATCAAGAAATACCCTGAAATCAAAGAAAAACCTGTTGTTGCTGACGCTGATAAGGCTGAAAACACTGATAAACCACCAATAGGAGTAGGTTAAGCCGTACACCGAATAACCGAAACCTTTATATATTTCTTTTATTTATTTATTCTATGGTACAAGCAGAAATTTGGAGACTTTTAGGAAACAAGGGAGATAGAGT